CATAAGCTAGACCATACGTCAACACCCTTTGAGCGTTTAAATCGCTTTTTTCTGTCCGCCCCTCCCCGTTTAAATCGCACCCCCCGCACCCTCTGAGCGCGCCCCCTATCCGTCCGGGGGTAGAGCGCACCCCACAATGCCCCGTAGTGACACAGAGAAGCCCATACAGGCCTATAGAGGGGAGGGGGTGCTATCCCCCTAGCCAGAGGCCGGAAAAGCCTGTCCAGCGGCCTCCCTCGCGGTTTTCCCCTGTCAGGGGTTTTTGCCGCCACCACTCGCCAAGGGGGGGAGATATTCGGCCCTCGCCCGTCCGCTTGACACCTTGGAAGGGTTCCGGTTTCACCCCCGCGAATACTTGGTGCGCCCCTCTCACGTGTTCCGATTTAAACGCTGTCAGGGGAATTTTTCAGGGGTTGCGGCGAAAACGCCCGGAAACCGGGGGATAGTATTTGGCGCGAATAGTCATGCAAGTATTAGTGCAATGAATACAGTGCAAGCATTGCTTCGCTAGCAAATACAGACAAGCGCAAGTAAAGCCTAAGTAAACCCTCATTTCGAGAAAAACGGAAATTGCGCTACACGGCAAAGTCGGGGGTGCCCCTTGTCTTTCTACCTCCCCGGCCTGATGGCGCTGTACGGCCTTCCTAGGGGCTTGGCGGGGGTCCGCCCCCGGGCCGCTAGCGCATGGCCCGGTCTATGCTAACCCCTTGTTCCATAGGTTTTTTCTATGGCCCCCCGCCCCCCGGTTCCGCCCCCTGCAACGGCCCCGGACTGTTGCGCGACGGCCCCGCCGCACCGGCTCCGCCCCCCGCCCCCTCTCAGGCAAGCCCGCCCCCGCACCGCATCCGCCCCCCTCACGTATCAGGACAAGGCACACACACAGGACACAGAGAGGGACACAGAGACGCATATGCATTCCTGACAATCCTGTCTGAGAGAAACCGCATTCAATAGCAATCTGATATCAGGACATAGGAGAGCTATAGATAGGGATAATCCACAGACAGAGAGTGAGGAGAGTAAGAGCACGCTATCAGACACATACAGGCATGAGGGTACGCACATGACAGCGCGTACAGACACAGAAGGCCAGCACACAGTGCAACAGCCGGTGATGTGACAGAGCGCAACGGTTCAGGACTATAGCCTTTGGTCCTCGCCACGGTCGCTGTCGTGGGACACCACCCCAACTTCCCCCAAAAAAGTTTTTGCCTTTTGCCTACCTTTGAGAGCGAATTGGCGTTTAAGGAAGATCGCCTTAACTCGGGCTAGTACCCAATTCTTACCAACCGGAGGTAGAAAACGTGTCTTTTGAAATGCCTGAACATCATCAAAAATGGCTTGAGCAGCATCCCGAGCGGTCTGCGGAATGGCTGCGTGAGCGGCTGCGGGACGGGTTTGACGTGCATCATCTGGACGGGGATCACGGCAATAACACCCCGGACAACCTCGTCTTGATTGAGCATGGAGATCACATGCGGCTGCACGGGTTGAAGCTCGACATGTCCAAGGCGCTGAAGAACCGACAGGCTTCTGAAAGGTTTGTTCGGGACACTGAAGACCCGGAAGCGATCTACGCGCTCAGGCGGTCGGGTGTGGACTACGATGAGATCGACAAGCTGACGTATGTGTGGGGGTCATCTCGGCGGCGGCGCATGTTGCGGGCCAACGTGATTGCGTGGCGATACGCCAAAGCCAACGAACTTCCCTACGAGCCGATCTGGAACATCCCCGGTTTTGACCCTCGCCGGAAGCGATTGAACTAGCTTGACCATTGGTGTGGGGGGTGTATTGCTAATGCGTTGTTAATTGTTTGGGAGGGCCTGATGGCTCGTGGTCCGAAGGTTGAGACTGTTGAAGCTGAGGTTGAGGCTTCGTCGGTGGCTATGACGGTTGAGGAGGGTGCTGCGCGCGAGTTCAATTGCGTGCTGGGTCGTCGCGCGGTGTCTTCAGTCCATGAGTGCTTGGGCGGCAAGTGCATGGCGTGGCGGGTTGATGCCGTGGTTGAGGGTCGGCGCTACGGCTATTGCGGTCTTGCGGGCAAGCCATGAGGGCAAGGCTGCTGAAGACGACCGCGTTGGGCACGGGGCCGACGAAGCCCGGTAGTCCGTCTCAGATGATGATTGGTTGGACCGCGAAGACGGTTGAGAAGGAACAGGTGATGACGAAGCAGATCAAGCGCGTGCATGTGACGTGGATGGACAAGGTCGCGATTGGGCAGTTCCTGTCGGATGATCAGGTGCTGCTGAAGCGCAGCGACGGGACGTGTTCGTATCTGGGAGATCGCAGTGACAAGTCGGTTGCGGAGGTGATGACCGTTGCGCTGGGCAAGCCGGTGACGGAACACAACGTGGCGGCTGTGCGGAAGGATCGGTACGGGGTGCTGGCTGTTCTGGTTGCGCCCAAGCAGTTGACGATCAGGGAGCAGTTGCAGAACCTGTCCGCGCTTCTGGAACGGGTCTGTGACCGCGTTGATCACCTTGAGGCGCGCGTTCGTGAACTGGAGGGATGAGATGCTGACAGAGGGCGCGCACGAGGCGTTCAAGGAAGCGCAGCGTCGTCTTGCCGAGAAGGAACGCGCTGAACGGCTGTATCTGGTCTATGAGCGCGCCCTGATCCGCATTGCGGAAGGGTGCGACAACCCGGTGGAGTTTGCGATCAAGACCCTGATGGGGGCCGCGTCATGAGGGATGGGACATGGAGTGTGAGCGGTGCGAGGAACTGCTGGAGCGCATCGCGTGGCTTGAGGAGGAACTGGGCTTGCGGGTGCGCGACGCCATCACCGAACGGGTGATGAAGGCGTTTCGGCTGACACCCGCAGAAGCGTGGTTCGTCATCGCGCTCTGGTCCGCCAAGGGCCGTCCGGTGGAAAGGCACTGGCTCTTGGACAACAAGCCCAGCGTCCGCGAGCGGGTGTCGGAATACCCCTCCCTCAACATGCTGCGCGTCTACATCAACAAGGTGCGCGGCCAACTGGGCAAGGACGCCATCAGGTCGGTGTGGGGGATCGGCTATGCCATGACCCCCATCGGCGTCGAACGGGTCAACAAGGTCATAGAACAGGAAATCCCCAATGGTCATCAAGGTTGAAGGCGTGACGCCGGTTCACGAGAGGGAAGTGGTTGTGCCCGAAGCGGCTCCCGTCTGGGGGCCGATCATCAGACTGAAAGCCCTTCAACTGGCTGTGGTCGGCAACAACGCCAACCTCAATGCCGATACGATTGTGGTCAGAGCCAAGGTCTTTGAGGAGTACATGCTGAACGGGATCGACAGTCCCGCTGCGCGCATACCCTCAATGCAAGAGCAGATCACGACCGCGTTCCTCAATCTCACAGGGAACTTGGACGGCACAACTGGATTGTGATATTGTTGATCTCTGTGATTGGAGGGCAAAATGGCTGCAAAAGGTAGAACCGTCCACGGGTCGAGGCCTTCGCCCTCCACCCGCAAGCGGAGAAAGTAACAACCATGATCACCAAGAGGTCCTGTGGGGGTCGTGGCGGCAATCTGGGCCGCAGAAGTGTCAAGCGCTCGCGCTCTTGACTGTCGTTCAACAACGCCCGCTGGGGCTGATCTAGGAGATTGAATATGGCTGGTAAGGCACCGGCGACCACGGGTCGCTCGTCTGGTTATCGTGGTGGCACCGCTGTTGGTGGTCGCGCCTCTGCTCGTCGCAAGACGCGCGCCTAATACCTACGGCCCTTTGCCCCCAAGGGTTCTTTTTACAACCCCTTAGCCTCTGGAGGCATCAATGGCCGCTGCGCCCGTTACTGGTTCCCTGTCGTCGCTGTACACCACTGCCTCGACCGGCATTTCGTCTAGCTTCTCCCCTTCGACCGCTCCGGGCGGCACCGCCGCCGTTGTGTCGAACCCCATCACCCTGAACCTGACCGTTGATACCCTTCGCGGTTCGTTCGTGGGCACCCTCGTTGTCCAGCGTTCCGTGGACGGTGGTACTAGCTGGGGCGCGGTGATCTTCCCCGCTGCCACCTCGCAGAACTCCACCGCGTTCTCCGGTACGTCCTTTGGTCTGTCCGTGCAGCTTACCGAAACGCAATCTGGCGCGCTCTACCGCGTGATTGTTTCGGCCTACACGTCGGGCACCGCGTACTACTTCTTCGGTCAGTAAGCTCCTCCCCGGAGACGCTCCGGGCCGCAACCCAGAGCGACGAAGCCCCTCGGCCCTCAAGCCGGGGGGTTTTTGTTTGACCCAACCGCACAGTTTAAAAATTTTGGCAAAACCCCCGGCAATTTAAACGCCATGTTTTTTTCTATGGGGATTGCGCTTACCAATGATTTTATACATGGTCCTGTCCCGTCTTGATGGTTGATTTGGCCCCCCGCAAACCATGCCCGACTTGATCCTGAAATGCGGCCAGACTGTCGTCATCGACGACGAAGACTATGATTTTGTTCAGGAAAAAACGTGGTACGTCCGAGACCGGCCTGATCGCTCCCGCCGGATCATCCGTGACGAGTGGGCGGGGGGGCGCATGTTTCGCATCTTTTTGCACCGCGCAATCGCCATCCGCGTCCGCCCTGATCTGATCCCATACGTCGCAAATTTGAAGGTCAAAGCCCGCAACGGAGACTACACCGATGTCCGACGTGCCAATCTGGAAATCTATCTTTCAAAAAGGGACGGGGGAGACCCACGGCGAAAGCCCGAAGGATACATCCACAAGAAGACCCCCAAGCGCCTCCGAGGAACCATCAGCATTGACAGCCTCCCCACCGACAAATCTCCCCTCTGGGGAGGAGGAATCGCCAAGGTCAGAACCCACAAGACCCCCGGAAAGTCCGGTCGGCGGTGGGTCAGGACCTACGCTGGACGAGTTATTGTTGGAGCAGATGGACTTAGCCGTCGTGGCCTTCTCCGAGATCATGCGCGACAAGACGATGGTGGTGAACGAGAAGGGGGAACTGAAGCCTCAGTACACCTTTGGGGAGAAGATGAAGGCGGCTGAATTTGTGCGCGATTGGGTCGTGCGCCGTCGCAAGCTCCAGCCTGTCAGCCTTGATGACGACGCCCCCAACATCACCGCTCTGCGTCAGGCCATTCAGGAAGAAATGATGAAGACCCTTGAGCGCGAGCGCGTCGTGCGTCTGCCGCCCAAGAAGAACGGTCGTCCCACCAAGGAGGAAGCCGCCAAGAAGAAGGAGGCCTTGGAGGCTGCGGCAAAAGCCCAGTATGAGGCCGAACAGCATGACGACGTGCTACAATCGACCGGCGACGACGACGAACTCAAGCGCGCACTGAGGGGCAAATGAGCAATTCTTCCATCTGGTGGATTGAGATCAACATCGTCAACAACCGCACTACGCGGTTGCGCACCGACAAGATCGTGGAACTCCGCGACGACTTCATGAGCGAAGGCAAGGGCAAGGAGAAGGTGCCCGTGGTCCGCATCATTCTTGAAGGCGGCAACAGCGTGGTGGCCGAGGGAGAGGCAATGGCGTCTCTGTGGCAGCGGATGCAAGAGGCCATGCAGCGCAAGTTCTACATCTGCGAAGCCCCCGCCAGAACCGCAACAGAAAGTGGGGCGGATGAGGTTCAGTGACGCCCTCCTCCACGCTCTGGAAGGGGCGATTGTGAGAAGGGCGGGATGGACCGACCCCGAAAGGGTAGCCTACCGCGTTTTGGTGGGCGACCACGACGACAGTAGATACTACACGATGAACGTCACTGAAGAAGATACGCAACATGATGATTGGTATTTTTGCGGGTGGCTCCATTGAAAGCGTATGTTGAACTGCTGGTGAAGGGTGGTCGAAGGGCTGTGATCGACATTGCGTCCATCAAGGCCATCTTCACCGCACAGGACATTGACTGCTTTGCTATTGCACCACCGGAATCCTGTCACACCATGTTGCTGAGTGATGGGACTGAATTTGACTTTTACGGCATCAGCGTGGACCGCCTTTTGGGTCAGTTGAAGATGCACCAGAGGATCGACGGATGGCTACCGCACCCGTAGAAGACGATGTCGATGTTGACCGCATCCCCAGTTGGCTCCCGGCCTTCCGCGTCTTCCTGTCCAAAGTGAAGATCGCGTCGAAAGAAACCAAGGAGCCGGGACCGATCACCCTTTACCGCGCTCAGGAGATGTTCCTTGAGGGCATGGCTGAAGGCATCCGCAACGGCACCCGGCACTTCGTCATCCTGAAAGCCCGTCAGTTGGGCATCTCCACCGTGATGCTCGTGCTGGACCTGTTCTGGCTCTACATGAACCCCGGTCTCCAAGGGGCCATGATTGCGGACACTGCCGACAACCGCGAGAACTTCCGCAAGATGATCGGGGACATCATCGAGTCTCTGCCCAAAGGCTGGCGCATTCCCATCGTCGCCCACAACCGCAATGAACTGCGCCTCGCCAATGGGTCGGTGCTTCAGTACATGAGCGCCGGTAAGGGACGGAACTCAGGTCTTGGCCGCTCACGCGCGCTGAATTTTGTACACGCCACGGAAATTTCCTCGTGGGGCGACCAGAAGGGCATCGACTCCCTGATGGCCGCGCTGGCGACTGAGAACCCCAACCGCCTGTACATCTTTGAGAGCACGGCGCTGGGTTACAACGTCTTCTTCGACATGTGGCAAGAGGCCAAGGCCAGCCAGCCTACGCAAAAGGCCATCTTCATCGGCTGGTGGGCGAAGGACGTTTACCGCTACAAGGAAGGCACACCGGAGTTTGAGCGGTGGTGGGGTCAGTATCCCCAGATGGATGAGTTTGAGGAACAGACCTTCAATCTGGTGAAGGAGGTCTACAACTGGGAAATCACGCCTGAGCAATGGGCGTGGTATCGCGACAAGGCCGACAAACGGTCGCGTGAGAGCCTTCAGGAAGAATTTCCGTCTGATGAGGAGGAGGCATTTGTGGCCTCCGGGCACTCGTTCTTCAACCTCAAGCGGATCAACGAAGACCTTCAGTTCATTCACCAGCACCGCCCCGGCTTCAGCGGCTGGAACTACAGGCTGGGAGACAATTTCCTCTCCATGAAGATGGACGAGGCCTATGACGTAGACGGTCTTGATCTGCGCGTGTGGGAACCGCCCAAGCGCAACGGGGTCTATGTGCTGGGTGTTGATCCGGCCTACGGTCGAGACGACAATGCTGACAGATCGGTCATCAGCGTTTGGCGCTGCTTTTCCGACAAGGTCATACAGGTGGCTGAATATGCGACCCCATTGCCCGAAACACGTCAAGTGGCGTGGGTCATGGCCCATCTCGCCTCTGAGTACCGGGACTGCATCATCAATCTGGAAATTTCCGGCCCCGGATCGCAGATCATGCAGGAACTCACCTCGCTGAAGCAGCACCTTCAGTGGGGACACTTAAAGGACACCGCGCGCAGCCTGAGAGCAGAAGATTGTCTGGAAGGGGCCAAATGGTTCCTGTGGCATCGCCCGGACAGCATGGGGTCTGGCTACGCCTACAACTGGCGTACCAACTATGACAACAAGGTGCTGATCTTCAACAAGTTCAGAGACTACTACGGCACCGAGGCCGCGATTGTCCGCTCCAAGCATCTGCTGGAGGAGATGGCGACCCTCGTTCAAGACGGCGACCGCATCGGCGCGTCAGGCCGCAACAAGGACGACCGGGTCTTTTCCGCCTGTCTGGCGATCTACGCTTGGGACATGTGGCGGCGCGTGCCCATGATGGCCGAGAACCGCTCCCACGAGCGCGAGATGGCCGAACAGAAACGAATGGAATCGACAAATGGCGACCATGTCATGGGCCACATCATTCCTGAATTTTTTCAGCAGCAAGCGGCCAACAGGCGGCAAGCGTACCTCAACTCATTGGACGACTGACATGCCCCGCTACAAGTACGGCACCTACCACTGCGACGAGTGCGACCTGACGTTTAAATCGTTCCGCGAGCTTGATGGCCCCATGCCTGACTGCCCGATCTGCGTGCCCGATAACACGCCGTTTGAGGCCAAGGCCCCGGCGCTGCTGACCAACAAGGCCAAGGCCATCGACATTGCCCAGAAGGTTGCGGAGGAGAGCTTCGGCCTGACGGACATGAACGACAACAACCGCCCCGGTGACATTGTCGCCAAAGGCCCTGCGCCGATCCAGACCGCAGAGGCAGAGGCCATCACGCGCGAGATGATCCAAGCGGGCATGGGCACGCCAGAGGTTGGACCGGAACTGAAGCAATATGTTGAAGGTTTCTTTGGCGCGGCAACCCCACAAAGCCTTGCCGCCCAAGCTCAACAAGCTGCGCAACAGGCCGCACCGCAAGCCGCAGCGGAGACCCGTGCTATGGGCTTGGACCCCATCGCGCTTCTGCACAAGTCAAAAGGCGGACATGGTGGTATAAACAAGATCGTGCCGATCAATAAACCCAAGGCAACCACATGAAACTGCCTCCCAGACACATTGGGCCGTGGACCCGCGAGATTATTGATGAGTGCATGGTGAGCCGGGAAACCCGTCGCTCCCAATATAACTACCATCATAATCTTTACTATTCGGGGTCTGACGGCGCTGTTGCCAAGGACAACTTGTGCTACGCGCATGTGGACAAGCTGTCGTCGTACCTGTTCAGCCCTGCTGACGTGCGTTTTGACGTGTCTTTCGATACAGACGAGACGCCGCGCTGGCACGGTGCGGCTGACTTGTCATCGCGCTACATGACCCGCGAGTTCCGCCGCACCGGATGCGGCCTCCTGTTTGCTCAGGGCGTGGACATGAGCTTGGTGAAGGGTTGTTCCCTCATCAAGCTGACTTGGGGGTCTCGCGGCTGGCAACCCTTCCTTGTCAAACCTGAAATGTTTGGCGTGATGCGGGAAGACCTGAACACGCTGGATGAACAGGACGCCTTCAACTTTTGCTACTACGTCACCCCCGCCCAGTTTGAGCGAATGATGTACGGCCACCCGAAGGCCACCGCTCTGGTCGAGGAAGTCAGGACAGCGTCCATTGCTCGCGCGCGGGATGACTTTGAACAGGAATATTTCCACGAGATCGTGGCGGGGGGTATCAGCCCCATTGGTTTGACGGCAGCAAGCGGACAGCGCGCCAACGTCAGCTACTCCTCCATCCCCATGCCGCTCCTTTCTCCTCAGATAGCCGAGAAGCTGATCCGCATCGACGAATGCTGGATCATGAACGACGAGGCTCGCGACGGTTTAGGCGATTGGACAACCATCCGCATGGTGGGAGATGTCGTCATCGACGGCGAGTACCGCTATCGGAACATGTGCGACATCCCCGGCCAGAACCCGTTCATCAAGATTTGCCCAAACGAGGTTGCCGGGTACTTCTGGGGTCGGTCTGAACTCGCAACGGTCGCCCAACCGCAACTGTGGTTGAACGAGCGTCTGGATGACATCGACCGCATCTTCCGTCGTCAGGCGCAGCCCGCGCGAGCCTTCACCGGGTTCTCGTCCATCACTGACGAAAAGGCGCGCATCCTGAACTCTCCCGGCGGCATCCTGACTGACGCTCAGGCCCCGAACGCCAAGATTGAAACCCTGTCGCCGCAGATGCCCCCGAACGCGATGGAATACATTGGCATGATCAGGAAGGTGTTTGAGGAGTCGGGTGGTTTTACCCCCATGACTTCAGGTCATGGCGAAGCGGGCATTCGGTCTGGCGCTCAGGCCCAGACGATGCTGAAGACCTCGTCCCCTCGCCTTCGTGACCGCGCCCTGATCGTGGAGGATCAGTGCTCCATGTTTGGAGACCTTTGCCTGAAGATGTCTCAGGTGAAAGACCCGCGCGTCTTTACCCAGCCCAAGAAGGGTGTGTTCGGCAAGGTCAACGAGTTCACCCTGAGCCAGCTTCCAGACGATGTTCAGGTCACCGTGGACAGCCACACCTCCTCGCCCGCCTTCAGTGGTGACAACATGCAGTTGGCTTTTGCTCTGGCGGCTCGCGGGGCCATCGACGGCGAGGCCCTGATCAAGATGACCCACCCGCCGTATCAGGATGAGCTTGTTCTGTCCTATCGCCAGCGCGAGGAGGCTAAGGCCGAGTTCATTAAACAGCACCCTGAACTGGCTGTCCCCAAAGGCAAGGGCAAGAAGTAATAAAGAAATACCTGTCCTGTCCCAGAATATCTGTTGATTTGTCAAGTAGCGGTTTGATTGACCCAAGATGAATTCAGAGGTATTTTTGATGTGTGCAGGTCGAGGGGTTTCCCACGGTGACTGCTGGTCAGCCGGGGGTCGTAGTAATGCGAACTCCTCCCCCCGGTGTTTCTAATAAGGAGACCGCCCAATGCGCAAGGGTCGTAAGCACCGCCGGAAGTAATCCCGTGCAGCGTTATGCTGCACCGGATTCTCACAACTTTAGGAACCTCTAATGGCACTGCCTCCCCTACCAATGACGAATCCCGCTATCGGCTCTGCCGGTCCAGCGGGACCGCGTACCGCTAATCCCGGTATGGCGGCTGACGCCATGACGAAGGTGAGGGAGGCGGTCCACCTCCTTGAAATGGCTCTCCCCGGTCTGCCGGTGGGTTCAGAGCCTCACAAGGCGGTTCTCAAGATGATCACGGACGGCGCGAAAATCGCCCCTGCTGGTCAGGAGAACCAAGGAATTCAGCAGACCGCCCTTTTGGGCCTGATGGACCGCGCAAAGCAGATGCAGCAGATGCAAGCCTTGCAGGGTTCGATGGCTGGTGGCGGTCAGCCTCCCGCTGGCGGTCCTCCCGCTGGTGGTCCGCCGTCGCCCCCTCCTGAGATGTAAGGAACCAACATGGCTACTCTGCCCACCTCGCCCGCTTTCACCCCGCCGACCCCGTCGCTGGACCCGGATGCGTCCATCGTCCGCGTCAACCTGAATCTGGTTGAAATCGGCAACCGCATGTCTCAGCAGCCGAAGGACGCCAAGAACGCCTTCCCGCTGACGAACATTCCCAACGGCAAGTAAGCCGTTTCAACACAACGTAGGATGCCCCCATGGCCGAAGTTGTAATTGACGAAGCCCAGTTGAACGCGCTCACCGCAGCCCAGAAGCTGCTGGAGCAGATCAACAGCGACCCAAAGACCCGCCCGCTTCTGACCAAGGCAATCAAGGCGCACTACCCCAACACCCGCACCGACGAGGATGTGGCAGAGGAAGTGGCGCGCCCGTACATCGAAAAGGTCGAGGCTACCGCGTCCAAGCTGGAGGAGATGTTCTCCAAGATTGCTGAACGCGAGGCGAAGGACTCTGAGGCCCGTGCGCTGTCGCAACTGGAGTCGTCGTTCTCCCGGCTCAAGAGCACCTACGGCTACAACGACGAAGGCATCGACAAGATCAAGGCGCTGATGGTGGATCGGAGCATTCCTGATCCCGACGCTGCTGCTGCCCTCTTTGAGCGCCAGAACCCCAAGCCCACCGAAGTGCGTTCTTCGTGGGAGCCGGATAGCTGGAATCTGCGTGAAGACGCGGTGGCTGTCGATGTTCAGGGTCTGTTTGCAGACCCGGATCGCTGGGCTGACAAGGAAGTTGGCAAGATTCTTTTCGACATCCGCAGTCAGAACCAATCCTGATTTCTTTGGCAATTAAAGGGGAGTACCTATGCCAGTCTACGGGTCCGGGGTAGTCCCCGCCACAGGTTCTATCACGAACGAACTGACCGCAGTCATGCGGCGCGCGTTTGTTCCCAAGCTCGTCGTGCAGATTTACTCTGCTGCGCCGATCCTGTCTCTGCTGATGCGGAACGCCCAGCGCGCTCGCGGCGGTCTGTCCCAAGTCACCGTGCCGGTGCAGGGATCGTCCTTCGTGAACTTCAACTGGACGGGTTATGACGGCGGCTTCCCGCAGCCTCAAGTTCTTGCCGCGACCCAACAGGCCGCGTGGAACCTGAGCGTTGGCACCGTGCCGATCCCGCTGCTGGGCATGGAAAGCCTCCTCCAGCAGACTGAAACCATCATTCCGCTGGTCAAGGCCCGTATGGCCGACGCCAAGACGGTGGCGGTTCAGGCAATCTCGTCGGCGCTGTTTGGTTCGTCGGGTTCCAACGCCCTTGCGATCAACGGCTTCCTCGACGTGTACGACGACGGCGCGACCGTCGCGAACTACGGCGGTCTGAACCGCACGTCGAACCCGTTCTGGAAATCGACCAAGATTTCCACTTCGATCACGCCGTCGCGTACCACTCTGATGACCCGCATCATGCAACTGACGAAGCTGGCCGGTGGTGAAAGCCCCGACTTCGTCATCATGTCGCTGTCGGATTGGACCACGCTTCTGACTGACTTCATGTCGGTGGAACAGTTCAACACCGATCCGGGCATCAAGTACGGCAACGACGACGCCGTGAACGCCGGTTTCCGCGCTCTGATGCTGGGCAATGTTCCGATCCTCGCAGACCCGTTCTGCCCGGTCGGCACCGCCTACATCATCAACTCCAAGTACCTCGGCCTGTACATTTCTGAAGACGCGAACTTCGCGTTCTCGGGCTGGCACTCGCTGATCGCCAACAACCAGATCGCCAACGTAGGGGTCATCATCGCCGCGCTCGCCTTGGTCTGCACCAAGCCGTCGTCGGGGATGCAGCTGTCCTCCATCGCTGGCGCCAGCTTCTAAGGGGACCAGACAATGGCTATCACTCGTCAGGCCGGGCTGGGGATGAACCTTGCCACCACCGTGCCTATTCTCGACCCGAACCCGCCGGTTGCGGGTCTGAACCCGTTCCTGACCAACACGGGCAACCAGACCCTGTCGGCTGGCGAGGCGTGGGTTCTCCCCGCTGGTCAGTGGTACATTGATCCGGGTGCGGTGTCGGCGCTTCAGGTGTACGACGCGATCCTCGGCATTTGGCTGCAACTCGGCACTCCGACCAACGACCTCAAGTTCATCACCTCTGACGGTGTGAACGTGCGTCTTGCCAATCAGTCGGGCTGCGCGGTTGGTGCGGTTATCACCAACGCGGGGTCGGGTTACACCTCGGCTCCGACCGTGACCGCTTCGGTGGGTAACTCTCAGTGGCGCGCGATTGTCGGTGGTTCGATCTCGACCACTGTCACCATCACGACTGCTGGTGCGGGTTACAACTACCCGCCGGAAGTTTGGATTGCTCCGCCCCCGGCTGGTGGCATTCCGGCAACCGCTATCGCGACCCTGTCGTCGGGCGTTCCGTCGATCACCGTGGTCAATCAGGGCGCGGGTTATACCTCGGCCCCGGCCATCCGCATCACCCCGGACAGCCGTGAACCGCTGGCTTCTGTGCCGGGTCCGACGACCACGGCTGTTGCTACGACCACGCTGACCGGCTCTGGTACGATCACGGGTCTGGTTTGCACCAACCACGGTACGGCCACCACGCTGGCATACAACGGTACGTACCCGACGCTGACCTTTGCGGGCGGTGGTGGTTCGTCGGCTGCTGCGACCCCGCTGTTCAACTGGGCTGCTACCGGCTTCACCGTGATCTCGGCGGGTTCGGGCTACTCGAACAACGTCCCGTTCGTGGTGCAGGGCTTCCAAGGCCCGCTGCCGACCGCTGCTGGTTCTGCGAACCCGCAACTGTACACCAACCTTCTGACGCCGCGTATGTCGCAGATCGTTGGTAACACGGCTGCTGGTACGACCATCGTGAACACGGGTGCCGTGGTGAACGATCCGGGTGCGATCCTGTACCCGTCGTATGTGTCCTCCGGTACGGTGACCAACACGGGTATCCTCGTGGCTGGTCAGGCCGCGCCGACGACCTACGGTACTGCTGGTGTGAACCTTGGCGGTGTCACCGACACTGTCGGCCTGTACGCCTTCTAAGGCTAAACGATCTCTTAGCGTGGGGGCACGCGAGGGGCATGATGGGGGATCGGTGCGGCAACGTGCCGGTCCCCTGACTGTTTGAGGGTTAACCAATGGCGCTGAACCAGTATCTGATCGACACGGCGTTGTTGCTGAACGACCCCAGCAATCTGTTTTTCTCTCAGGGCACGCTGACCAACTTCATCAACAAGGCGCGCAACCGGATTGCTGAAGACACGCAGTGTGTGCGCGTCATTCTGCCCTCTCAGGGCACGATCAAGTCGATTGCAGTGGCAAATGGTGGCGCGGGATACACTTCTGCGCCGACTGTGACGATCAGCTACCCGGACGCGCTGGGTGTGGTCGTACAGGCCACTGCGACCGCTGTGATCACCTCTGGTCAGGTCACGGCCATCAATGTGACCAACCCAACCACCAACTCCGGTTACGTCCTGACGCCTACGGTGACGCTTACGGGTGGTGGCTACGTCACCGCAGCAACCGTTGGGGCAATCACGGTCACGCCGTATGTGACGACCGTGGTCAATCAGGAAACCTACCCGATTGCCAACTACAACGGCGCGGTGCAGCAGTACGCTCCCGGCGCGCAGAACATCATTGGCATCCAGAGCGTGTCGGTGTCGTGGGGGTCATTTAAACCCACCCTTCAGAACGTGTCGTGGACGACGTTTCAGGCGCGCTACCGCTCGTACAACATCGGCCAGCAGAACTACCCCAGCGTATGGTCACGCTATGGGCGCGGTCAGGCCGCAGTGATCTATCTGTGGCCGATCCCGGCTGTGGTGAGCCAGATGGACCTCGACACCTACTGTCAGGTGATCCCTCTGGTGAATGACAGCACCGTGGAGGCGATCCCTGAGCCGTGGACCAACGCGGTGAAGTACTACGCGGCGTATCTGGCTTATCTGAACGCGCAGCGACGCGACGACGCCATGTTCATGCGTCAGTTGTACGTTGACCACCTGATCTCGAATGGCGTGGCTGATACGCCGTCTATGTCCCCCAGCGCCTATGATGGAGATTGGTGATGGCGATTTCGTTCCCCAACACGTTTCAGACTGCCAGCGGAAACGTCGCGGCAAAGGGTCTGGACGACAACTTCAACTACACCACGACGCTGGCGGCAAACGCGACCCTTGCGTCCAGCCTGACCGGGTCTGAACTGATCCTTCTGTCGCAGGGTGGTTTGCCGTACGCGGCGAGCATCAGTTCTATTGTGACCGCTGTGGGCACAGGGACGGCCACACAGGCCAACAAGCTGACCACTGGCCGTACCATCTCCCTCAGTGGTGATGTGACCTACACAAGCCCCCTGTTTGACGGCACCGCAAACATCACCAACACCGCGACGGTGATCTCCGCGTCTACGTCCACGGCGGGTAAGGTCCAGCTCGCTCAGGCGTCTGACGTGACGACCGCTACGTCCACGACGCTGGCCGTGACGCCCGCCTCTCTGTCTGGACTGCCCAATGGCGTGAAGGCGTGGGTGGCGTTCTCCGGTCGGACCAGCAATGGCGCTAGCACCATCCTCGCGTCATACAATGTCTCTGCTGTGAACCGCACGGGAGGTGGCGCGTACAGCATCTCGTTTGCCAACAATCTGGCGGACGGGAACTACGCGATGGTCTGCTCTGGCTCAGGCAATCTGACTGGCAGCGGCGGTCCCACGATCATCGAACCCGGCAGCACCAACAACGGCAACACGTTGGCTAACACTGCCTCGACCGCGTACCTTGTGGCGACGAACACAGGTTCTGCGTTGGACCCGGCGTTTGTCTTCTGCATCTTCTGTCGATAGGTGATGGATGCCGTTACCGCGCGCGGGGAATAATCCAGAAACACCGATTGAAGAATGGGTGTTTGAGGACTTTGGGACACTGAACACCAAGGTCACCCGCCCTGCGGTTGGTGAAACGGAGTTCTACTGGACGCAGAACCTGATGCCCATCGCGACGGGGCGTCTGCGGACCCTGTACGCTGAAGGGGCCACTATCTACACCGCGTCTGGCTCTACGGTCGTCTACATCTACAGCTACATCATTCAAGGGACGGCCTACTGGGCGGTCTTTCTGTCTGACGGGAGCGCCGTTCAGGTGCTCGCGACTTCGCCGTACACGACCACGACGATTGCGGCATCTGGGACGTTCTACAGTTCGTCTACGCCCACCCTGCTCCCCGCGTGTGCGCAATTCCAGAACAAGTACCTCGCTATCGTCAACACCCTCAACACCAGCAACTACTGGCTGTGGGATGGAACGCGCCTATACGGCAGCACCACGACTTCGGGGACGACCACGACCTCTCTTAGCCCTGACTACACGATCCTGAATGGTGGCACCGGGTACACGTCAAACCCTACGGTCACGGTTTACGGCGGCGGCGGTACGGCGACGGCCACCGCAAAGGTCAAGAACGGGTCGGTCACCGAGCTTACGATTTCTCCCGGTAGCGGGTTCGCGCTGAACGATCAGCCGATCATCTATTTCTCCGGTGGTGGATCGGACAATCAGGCCGCAGCCGTGCCCATTGTGAGCACGAGTACCGGCTCTGTGAGCGCGATCACCATTCTGGCGGGTGGGTCAGGCTACACAACCGCCAGCGCCATCAGCTTCAGCGGAGGCGGCGGCACTGGCGCTACCGCCACCATTACCGGACTGACCAACACAGCCGGTGGGGCCATTACCTCTATCGCCATCACGCAGGGCGGATCGGGTTACACCTCCTCTCCCACCATTGCCGTGACTGTCGGAACAGGCGCTCAGTTCAACGTCCAGATATCGTCGGGCGTCATTACAGGCATGACTCTAATCTCTGGCGGCTCAGGGTATTTCGGTGACCCTCAAGTCACCATCGTGGGGGCCGGTACTGGGGCTGTGGTGAACGCCAAGCTCAGTGGAACGGGCACGATCACGGGCTTTGACATCATTTCACCGGGAAAAAACTACACTTCGGCCACTTCAGCGGTGATTTCCGGCGGCAACAAGTCCGCTTCAGCCACGATTTCGCTCATGCCCATCGGCGTGAGCGGTACAACGGTCGAAACGTACCAAAACCGCGTCTGGATCGCCAACGGCATCAATTTTTACGCCACAGGGGCAAACACGGTGGCGAACTTCGCCACGTCAACTGGCGGCGTTTTGGCTCAAATCACCGATAACAGCCTCAGAAGCCAGATTACGCGCTTGGCGCAGTCTTCGGGCTATCTGTACATTTTTGGCGATTCTTCGATCACGGTGCTCACAAACGTCCAAACGTCCACAACGGGCGTAACGACGTACAATTTGTCGAATGTGGACCCACAGGTGGGCACGTCGTGGCGCGATTGTGTGACCGCTTTTGGCCGAGCGCTCGTTTTTGCCAACCCTTCAGGGGTCTACGCGCTCTACGGCGGGTCCGCAGAGAAGGTTTCGCCCATGTTGGACGGCCTTTTCCTCAAGGCGAACTGGACGAGCACCATTCCGACCGCCGCCGTGGCGACGATCTACAACATCCGCGTCTTCATGATGAACTTTACCACCGTCAACCCTTACACGGGTGCTACGGTCACGCTTATGGCTATGTGGGACGGCCAGAAGTGGTTCATCGGGACGCAGAACAAGCAGCCGAACTTCATCCAGACCCAAGAGATCAATTCGGTCATTCAGGCGTGGGGCACGGATGGCACAAACCTGTACCCCATGTACCAAACCGCGTCCTCGACCTTGCAGAAGGTGTTCCAGACCAAAATCCGCAAGGCCCCGAACTACACCTCATTTAAACGCGCTCTGCGCCTGTACTTCGTGGCGACGAACAACGGTGCAGACAGCAGTCCGTCCTTCAGTCTGTCCGCTGACACTGACGCCAACTATGGCGTACCGATCAATCTGACGCTCCAGCAGTTGGCGCTAAACTTCGTGAACAACTCCAACGGCGCGATCCAGTTCCAATCGAACTCAAACCAGAACATCAACTTCTTCTCGTCGCCGCCTGTGAACATCATCGGTACTGCGGTCAGCACCTATGGCCGGATGATCGGGTACACGCTAACGACAACCGCGTCAGATTTGGATATAATCAGCTTTACAACCCAATTTGGCGAGTTCGCGCCCTTCGGGTAGGAGAACAGCATGTCGCGCTACAACGAGTTCAAGGCGTGGAACCGGATGCCGGAAGGCAAGTGCATGGTTGATGCCCCGGACGGCACCGTGGAGGTGTTTGAGACGGGCCTGAGCACCAGCACCCTGTACAACAACACCAACCATCCGCTGATCCAGAGCGGTGATTGGCAAGTTCGTCACCAGCGGTATGGTCAAGGTAACGCGCCCACCTCGCGGAACAAGAATGGTCGCTGATGGGTCTTGCCCAGATCATCTATCCCAGACCTACCCCACAGGGGTTTGAGGAGTGGGTCTGGGACCATTACCAGCACCATATCGCGATCATTCAGCGTGCTCAGGTGCTGGGCTACAAGCTGAACCAGTACAACATCTGGCCGGTGCGACAGGAGAACCTGAAGGACTTCCTTGACCAGCATCAGCAGATGCACACTGAGATGAACGCGATTGCGAATGTGCAAGGCGGCGACCTTCAAGACCTTGACTTCAAGGACAAGAAGAAAGCTGACGCTTGGTACTACATCCAGTACGTCGAGCATCAATCGGTCGCGCAGTTCCTCGGGGGTGGTATCTGATGTCTGACGCCTTCGCCACCCTTCACTCCGCGCCTTCAGGCAACTGGAGAAGCCCTCAGATCAGCAAGAAGGGGCCTAGCGCCAACACGCTGAGTGGGGGCATCCACAACAAGTACATCCTGTTGCGTCCGGTGGTTCCCGCTACGGGACTTGTGGGTCAGTTGTACGGCCCCGGCGTCATCGTCGCGCAGGGTGGTCGCCCCTACTACACGTTCAGCATTGCCTCTGGGTCTCTGCCGCCGGGTCTCGCGCTCAACTCGTCGTCTGGCACGATCACAGGAACACCGACCACAGTCGGAACGTACAATTTTGTGGTAAGGGTAGTGGACTCTCATGCGGTGACCAACAACACCGCGACGCTTCAAATTCAAACCGGGTACGGCTGGAACATCGCGCTGTGGGATCAGGCCAGTTGGGCGTAGTCATATAGGAGCATTCGCACATGGCCCTGCCGTATATCTTCTCGCCCAACACCATCATCCTGTCGTCCCAAGCGAACGCCAATTTTGCGGCGGTGGCCCTGACCGACCTGTCCAACGTGTCCAACACGGGGACGGGTCTGAACGTCCTTCAGAGCGGCGCTTCGATCAACACGCCGACCATCACGGGCGCGACGCTTACGGGGTCGTTTGTCTCCTCCACCGGGTTGAGCTTCTTTGGCACGACCAATTCTGTCGTGCTTCGCGCAGCAGCCGCTACGTCGGTCTACAACTTCACGCTTCCGCCCAACGCGGGCACGGCGGGTTATGTCCTTGCCACTGACGGTGCGGGCAATACGTCGTGGGCAGCGGGTGGTGGCGGTGGCGGCGGTGGCCTTGTCATCGGCTCGTCCACCATCACGGGCGGCTCCACCGGGTACATCCTGTACAACAACGGCGGGTTCCTTGGGAACTTGCAGACCATTCCTGTCTCAGCGGGCGGTACGGGCACCAGCACCACGCTGTCGCAAGGGTCTGTGGTGTTTGCGGGTCTCAGCGGCACCTACAGCCAGAACAACGCGCAGTTCTTCTGGGACAACACGAACAACAGGCTGGGGATAGGGACAAACAGCCCCACAACGCGCCTCGCAATAGCGGGCGACAGCACTACCGCCAACATGATTGCCCTTTCCGACACCGCCACGGGCGGTAAAAGCTGGGGGATCGGCCCGTCTGCGGGCACGGCCAACCCCGCCATATTCTCCATTTACGACTATACCAATAGCCAATCGGCCCTCGGTTACACCGCAGGGGCGTCCGGTTTTTGGCAGTTCTATACTGCTGGCACTGAAAAGATGCGGATCGGCACCAGCGGCGGTGTGGCTATCGGATCAACCGATACGACCACGGCTAAGCTGCTCATCAATGACACGTCAACTGCCCCGTTCTATGCCGTATCGGACAATGCTGCCACCGTCTTCGGTGTTATCCGCAATCTGAACACGGCGAATTGCGCAGGGCTGTCGCTGTCGTCATGGTCTACGTGGACGACCGCAAAAACAGTTGGTCAGCTCCGCTATGATGGCCTGACCTCGACCGGCACCTATACTGAATACGCCGCCATCTATGCGTCCGCCGGTACAAACACGGCCAACGGCGCTCCCACTTCCCTTGTTTTCAGGACGGGCGATGGTTCGTCGATTACTTCGAGCGGCGAAAAGATGCGGCTCGACCAGAACGGCAACCTGATGGTGGGCATTTCGTCCTCCACCGCCAAGTTCATGGCGAGCGGGACCGTTGTCTCTGGATCAGTCGTCAGCCAAGTACAAAATCTGGATACTGGCGCGTCTTCGCTGGCGAGCTTGACGGCATACCACGGGTCCACGAACAGCATTTCTGTAACGGCAGCAAGCGGTTACACCTCTGTAGGGACAAATGGCACGGCGGTTAACTTTGTAATTGGCACAACTCCAGCCGCGCCATTGCTTTTCAATACCACCAACACCGAGCGCATGCGGATCGCGGCCAGCGGTCAGGTCGCCATTGGCACCACCACGACGCCAGCCGGTTCCATTCTGAGCACGTCTGGCGGCGCGATCCAGAGCAACGGCCTTGGCAACATCGGCCAGTTCGAGATGCCTAACGGATCGGCATCGACTTGGTACAACGCCGGGTGGCGCAACGATGGCAGCAGCACCTATCTTCTTGTTTCTGATGTTCAAACGACCCAAGCCGCCGCACAGACTGCGGTCTACAACACTTCGGCTCGCCCATTCGCTGTAAACAACAACTCTCAAGGGGTAACCATTGGCCCGCCGCGCACGGCCACAGCCGCCCTGACGATTACCGGCCTATCTGCCGCTAACATCTCGGCCTTTACGGTGAACGGGCAGAATACCGGCGGCTCCGTCACGGCTGCTTTTGCAGATGGCAGCAATCCAAACGGCGTCAATATTGCCCTTTACGGTAATGGAACCACTACGCAAAACAAGTTTTTGCGGGTTATCAGTGGTAATTTGCAGTGGGTCAACAGCGTCTACGGCAGTGTCATCTGGCAGATGGACGATGGCGGCAACACAGATAACTACGGTAACTTCTCAGTCGGCACTGGTGCGACGCGGAATGCCGAAGTTGATCTTTTCTTCAAAACCAACGCCATCAGCAATTTCTACTGGTACAACACCGGAACCGCCGGTCAAACACTCGCACTTGCCTACTGCAACTCCTCCGGCGTTTTCGTTGGAACCTCGTTCAGTGTCGATAAGACCGCCGGAACCGTGACGTTTAGCAGCGCAACTAATTTTAGTAGCGACGCCAATTTCAACGGTTCCTACGGCCCCACCAGCCCCCTGTCGATTGGGTATCGCGGCATCCCGGTTAACAGCCCCGGCGGAAACTACACGGGCGTTCTGTCTGACGCGGGCAAGACCATCGTCATGCCGGGTGGTTCGACTTTCACGATCCCGGCCAACAGCGGCGGCGGTTCAGTTGCTTTCCCCATTGGCACCACGCTGACCATCATCAACGGCAACCCCGCCAGCGGTAACGTCGCCATCGCCATCACCACCGACACCATGTATCTCGCCAATACTGCCGGTACGACCGGGTCGCGCACATTGTCCCCTCTGGGTGTTGCTACGGCCATCAAGACGACCGCGACAGTGTGGGTCATTTCTGGCAACGGGTTGAACTGATGTCTGGCGTTGTCCAAGGCCTTCTGGCGTCTGTGGCGTCAAAGTTGACGCAGGGTTTCACCTCTGGGTCTGGCACTGTCACGGCTCCGAATAGCGCGAAGAACGTCACCATCTACCTGTGGGGCGCTGGTGGGGGCGGGGGGAACGATGGCAGCGCGTTCACTCCGAAGGGCGCTGGCGGGGGTGGTGGCGCGTATGCGTTCTACACGATGGCCGTCACAGGCGGGACGACCTCATTCACCTACAGCATCGGCGCGGGTGGCTCTGGTATACTCAATGGTACTGCGGGCACTGGGGGTGTTGGGGGTAATAGCACTGTGACCGGAGGCGTCTCCCTGACGGCTCGTGGCGGTGGTGGTGGTACAGCCCTTGGTTCGGGTGGCGCGGGTGGCACACAGACCGGCGGTCAGGCGGGGAGCGCGAACGGCGTTACAGGGTCTGGCTTCAATGTCGGGTCGGGCGGCGACGCGGGCGGCACTGCTGTCGTCGTGTTTGCAAACAGCCCAACGCCCGCAACCTTCTCTGGCGGCGGGGGCGACACCTTGGGCTTGAGCGGGGGTGGACCTTACGGCGGTGGCGGCGCTGGCGCTGTCGTCGGCGGGTCTAGCGGGACAAACGGCGCTGGTGGCGCAGTCGTATTTGCTTGGAGCTAAAGGGAAACATCATGTCGATCACATACACTTGGACATTTCCGCAACTTGACGTGCAGACTACCGCCTATGGACAGACAGATGTGGTCTACAACGTCCACTACGTTGTGAGCGGGGACGACGGTCAGGGTCACACCGCGCAAGCCTACGGGACTTGCACGGTTCCGTATGTCGCTGAAGACCCGTTCATCCTGTACCCGGACCTGACGCAGTCTGAGGTACTGTCGTGGACCACGGCCAATCTGGGCGCGGAACAGGTCACCAACATTGAGAACTACATCTCGACCCAGATCGCAGATCAGATTAATCCTCCTACCGCATCTTTGCCCCCACCGTGGAACTAAGGGAGACCTCTATGGACACGACTGCTGAACACCGGGTCAAAATGACCATTGGTGACCTCATCTTTCAGGTCGAACTGCTGCGCGATGAAGTTGCGCGACTGACTGCCGATCTTGAGGCCGAAAAGGCCAAGAACGCGCCGAAGACCGCTGAAGAAGCGTGATCAGACCGGCTACTGCGGGCGATTTCGACTACATCTTTGAGATCGCCCGCAGCGCTTACCCAGAGTTCAACGAAGAAACATCTCGCCTGTGGGGTTTAAATGCCCTCCAGAAGCCCTCTGTGCTCATTGCCGTAGGTGAGAGAGGGTTTGGCGTTTGTGGGGTCTCAGCGCCCTTCTACGCGCCTCACAAGCCCAAGGCTGTCATGCTGTTTTTGGCCTCGACAGAACGCGCTGGTTATGAACCGTGCGCGATCCTCCGCTACATGATAAAGTGGTCTCAAGAGAGAGGCGCTGTGTCGTTTCACTTTGGTGAAGACACCGGGGTCAATCTCGCACCACTCGCCAAGCGCGTCAGGGCCACCAAGGACAGGGACTCCTACGCGATCAAGTTCTAGGAGAAGCCCGTGGGTCGTAGTGTTGATGAGATTGCGTCGGTGTTGGGCGATATCGCCAGCATCGTGACGCTGAACCCGACCTTCGCGATGGCGGCAAATGCCGGTGCGGCTGCGGACGCCAAGATTGGCGGTCGAGACAAGGACGCGCTGGGTTTTGCGCTTCAATCCATTGCTGCGCCTGTGGCGTCGGCTGTGGGCGGTGCGGTTGGCGGTGGTCTTGAAAAGGCCATGCTTCCCGCCGCGTCTGGCGAAACAACCGCTGACTTTCTTGCCTCTGGTGGGGCGGGCTTTGGTCAAGGTTTCAACGCCGTTCAGAATGCCACTCGACTTGGCTCCACCGTGGGTGGGCTTGCCGGAAGGGAGGCCGCAAAGGGCGTGAAGGACACGCTTGAGCCGGGTCTGGCAAAGATGTTGGGTGTCACTCAAGGCCCGACGCCGACCGCAGCACCCAGCAGCACTCTGACAGCGCCCAAGACCGGCACAGGCGGTGGTGCTGGACCGTCCACGGGTCCGGGTGGACTTGATGTTCAGGGCGGCACCGCGCCGCAGATTTACCCATACGTCAAGTCGTCGCCCGGTGGCTCCGCGCCTCAAGGCCAGCAGATGCAGCAACAACAGCCGAAGGGGATTTAAACGTGGGCGCAGCAGCAGATGTGCTTGGGCAGGGCCTGACGGCTATTGAAGGTGCCGGAAGCCAAGCCTTGAAGTTTGGCGGTGATGTGCTGGGCGGTATCGGCAAGGAGGCTATGGCGCTTCCCGGCCAGATTGAGCACGGCATTGAGGGCCTGTTCGGCATGAACAAAGGCGCTGGAGCCACTGGCGCGAACACGGGGCCAACAGGTGCCTCCATGACCAATGTGGTGCCGAATGTGGAGAAGGCTGCTGGCGCAGTTGTCACTCCCGGCGCGAGTTCAATCGTGGCTGCTGACCCGGCCATGCTCAATGTTGATCCGACCAAGGTGCTGGGCGACACCAGCAACCTGAGCACCAATCTGTTTGCGTCTCCAACGGGCGGTCCCACGGACCAACTTTCGGCGTACACGATGAATGCGCCCAAGACGCTGGGGGCGACGGTGACGCCTCCGTCTTCGATTTTGGAACGCCCCGCTGCTGCGCCCGCAGAAGCAGCAATCACTCCCGCTGATGTCATGAGCGGACGTGCGACAAACCCGATGGCTAACCCGCTTGATCAGGCGATTGGGCAGTTGCGGCAACCGTATCAAAACATCGGTCACGTCACTGATCTGGCACATCAGCCGAATGCCGTTCAGGGTCTGATCAACAACCTGATGGGTGGTGATACGCTGAAGTATGCCCTGCCCGCCGGGATGTTGGCTATGAACATTGCCAACGCGACCAAGACCCCTCCCGGCGTCAAGGCCATGAAGGAAGAAATGGCCCGCGCGCAGGGCGAGCGGAACATGTTGGGCGCGCGTACCGCTGCCGAACAAGCCGGTCAGCTACCACAGGCGGCTCAAGACACCGTGGACCGCGCTGTTCAACAGAACATTGCCGGAATCCGCCAGAAGTACGCCGCTGCGGGCATGTCCGGGTCATCTGCCGAACAGGCTGACATCGCCAACGCACAGGCTCAGGGCCTACAGGAGTCCTTCGCGCTGGGTCAGAGCATGGCGGCGCAGGGTCTGCAACAGATCACTGGGGCCGACGCGACGGTCAGTCGGCTTCTGGAGCAAATCCTGAGCGCCGAGACCGCTCAAGGCTCTGAACTGGGCAACACGCTGGCCGAACTCGCGTTCATGAGCGCGGGCGGTAATCCGTTTGGAAGGAGCAAGTGACGTGGCAGTGGCTGATCCAGCAAGCGCAGCGGCACGTCTGGCGAGGCGTCCGCCTACCCTGAGCAGCATCATGGCTCAGACGCAGGGTCTGATGACCCCCGGCAAGGATGAGGTTGCCGCTCAGAAGGAAGTTCAGGCGCGCGAGGCAGAGCAATCCGCCGCGCTTGAGCGCAACCGCTCAGAGCGCCAGCGCATCACGGGTGCAGAGGCCGAACGCGCTGAGAAGGCCGAAGCTGCCCTTCCTGATCTGCCCACCGTGCCGAAGGCGGAAAAGGAAGAAATTCCGCCTGACCACAACCCCATGCAAGCGATGCAGAAGTTCATGCCCATGCTGATCATGCTGGGCGGGGCCGCGAACAAGCATCTGGGCATGGCCGCGCTCAAGTCGGCTGTGGGGGCCATGAAGGGTCAGAAGTCTGGTGATCTGGAGGCTCAGGAAGCGGCCCACCAGAAGTGGCTGGACGACACCAAGGCGGCGATGGAAGCCTATGAGCTTCAGTCCAAGAACTACCAGAACGTCTTGGAAAAGTTCAAGATCACTGACGAGTCAGCCAAGAACCGCGTCAACGCGCAGCTTCAGGCGCTTGCCGCTGACAATGGGGACTTTGTGACCCGCACGGCACTCGCCAAAGGCAACTATCAGGAACTGTTTGCGGCCCGCACGGCCCAGCAGAACGCCCTGAAAGAGATGCACTCCATGCTGACGGCAGAGCAGCAGTTGGCGAACGAGCGTTCGCGTATTGGCCTTGAGAGCAAGCGGCTTCAAGAGGAAGAACGATACCACAAGGCTGAAGAAGAATTTAAACGCCTTGGCCTCGACCCGGTCAAGGGCACTTACAACCGCGCGCTTGAAGATGGGAAGACTCCCGAAGAAGCAGCCAAGATTGCCGGTAAGGTCGCCCTGTCTGTCCACCCGGAGATTAAGACCCGTCTGGCAAAGGACATTGAGCGGTCTATCGCCATCAACCCGACCTACAAGGCGGAAATGAAGGTGATTGAAGGCGCAGACACGGTAGATACTATAAAGAAAAAGTTTCTGGAAGCCCGTGCCAAGGGACAGAACATCAGCGCACAAGATCAGGGTCTAATTCTCGACCAATTTATTGTGGCGGCAACGGGTCGTTCTCCCACTTACCAGCAGTTGAACCTTCAAAAGAACTACAGCGGTGCTTCGGCAAAGGTTGCTGAAATGCAACAATATCTTGGGAAGGGTGGTGTCCTTGGTCCAGATCAGGTTAAAAATCTGCTTGATGACTTTGACCTCTTGAGGACCAAGGCCGAGGCCAACATTGAGAAAATCCGCCAAGGCGCTGCGGAGGAATTGGCTATGGGCGAGATGAGTATCATGCCCCCCGATTACCCCTTGGCGAGAGGAGAGTCGGGCGGGTATCCGACGCCGCCGCAAGAATATGTAGACATGCTCCTCAAGAGTCCTGACGACATCCACAAGCAAGCGTTTGACTTCCGATTTGGTGCGGGTGCGGCGGACGCCGTTCTGAGGGAACACAAGAAGTGACCACCGATCCGTTTGCCGATCTTGACGCGAAGCACGGCATTTCCCCGAAAGCTCGGGGGGCAAGCGGTGACCCGTTTGGCGATCTTGACGCCAAATACGGCATCGGTGCCGCCAGAAAGCCATCTACCACCGTTGCGCCGAAGACCGCCGAAAAGCCTCTTACTCCGGGTCACGCCGTTTCTGCGTTTCACGAGGTTGAACGGGCTGTGGCTCCTACAGCCGCTGGTCTGGCGGGAGCGGCTGCGGGCGCTGAGGCGGTTGCTCCACTGGCGGCAGCGTCTTTGGCGATTCCTGTAGCTGGAGAGTTCGCTGCGCCCTTGATTGAAGCGGGTGGTGCCTTGGCCGGTGGCATGGGCATGGGTCTTGGTGCCGAAGGTCTTCTGTCGGGCGCGTCTCATCTGGTGTCTGAAGCCACTTCCAAAATGCCGCCTTGGGCGGCGAACTTCGTGGAAGGGGCGCAGAGTTTGATCGGTGGATCGGAGCGGCAGACCGAAGCCGAACGTCGCCGTCATCCGCATCTGACAGAAGCGGCGGGGTTTGTTCCGGCTCTGGCGACGGGCCGGATTGATCTGAAGAAGGGCGCGAAACTGCTGCCCCATGCGATTGGGGGCGGCATTGCTGGCGTCACCGATCTCGCGCAGCAGATCGCGTCCGGTAAGCCGTTTGACCCAACTGAATTTGCGATCAACGTGGCGGGTGGTGCTGCTACGGGCAAGCAGAACAAGATGGTCGGTGATCGGATCACCAAGCCCATTGAGGAGGGCGTCCGCGCTGTTGCCTCAAGAGACCCCAAGGTCGCCGCGTACCACGCCACCAAGGCCAAGTCTGCCGCCATGACACCGCAACAGCGGAGCGACCAGAATGCCCGCTACAAGGCGGCGAGGGCGGCACTGGACGTGCTTGATCCAGCGACAACGAGGTTCATGTTGGCCGAAGCCAAAAGGCTTGGGGTTGATGCGGTCACGCTTTTGGGCGCGGGTGGAGAGCACTTCCAGAACTTTGTGCAAGAGGTCACGGGGGCGAACATTGAGGCCAAGAACCGTTTGATCGCGGCCCGTGAACACTACAACGACCACCTTCCCGCACGGCTTGGTGGCCGTCTGGACGCGGAGAAACCGTTTAAGAACTTGCCCGCGAGCGAGAGAGCCAAGGCCAACCGCAAATTCAACGCCCAGAAGGCGTCGAAGCCGTTTTATCTGTCCGTTGACACCATCCCCGTTCAGTTGAGCGAGAACATTGGTGAAATGGCGCGCCAGCGTCAGCGCGGCACACCCGGCCCCGAAGCGGGACAACAGGCGCTGGACGACGCCATTCAGACCGCTACCGAATTTGCTCAGGCGGGAGACACAGCGGCGCAGCGTCACGCTGTGGAGCTTCAATCTCTGAAAGATTGGCACGATGCTCGCCGCAGCGCGGAAAAAGAGGTCGAGCTTCACGACACCAATATCGCCAAAGAGAACGAACGACAGAAAAAGGCTCACGCCAAAAGGGTTGAGAATGCGCAGAAGGCGCACGACCGCCTCGTGGCAAGTGAAAAGGCCGAATACGAAAGCGCAGTAGACAAGCGCGAAAAAAGATACCGCAAACAGGTTGCCGATTGGGAGGAAAACCAACGGAAGCTACGCGCGAAGGGTGAGCCAAAGCCGCCCATCATGCGACCAAAGCCTGTCCCAAAGCCTGTGAAGGAACCCGGCCCCAACCCTACAGTGGTGGGCAAGGAAACCGTTGAACAGGCGAAAGCGCGGCACCAGCGCGAGGTCGAAGTCGCCAACTTCAAGAAAGAGCAAAACCGCGTTGCTCTTGAGAAGTGGGAAAGAGAGGCGGCGGAAAAGCAGAGGGCGCATCAGGAAGCGGTTGATGAGTACCGCAAGGGCTTTACGAACAAGCCTGAACCGCCCCCTGAAATCGCAAAGCCGCCTCAGCGGACCTATACGCCTGAGCCACCGCCGCCTGAACTGGTTGTGGGGGGCTTTGTACCCGCTGATGTGGGCGATCCCCCGATCATGTCTGTTGGGTCTCTGGACATGTGGCATCGCGCTTTGCGCGAGGAGGCCGCTGCTCAAAAGAAGAAAGGCTTGCAGGATTCGGCCACGGCTGTGGCGAATGCTCTTGATGACTTCATCAAAGGTCATGGCGGTCTAGACCTTCAGCGCGCACGGGCGGTCTATGAAGACCACATGGTCCGCGCTGAGATGGCCGAAACCGCTGAGGGAATTGCCGAGCGCAATCCTGACGAGTTCAAGGCCCTCGTGGACGGTGTCAAAGCCGATCCCGTTAACGGAATTGAAGGCACACCACCTCTCAGCGGACCTCAAAAGCTCGAGCTTACTCAAAAGATCATTGGTGATTTGAGGGAGAAGGCCACCGCGAACGAGGCGGGCGTCAAGGCGTTCCTCCGTCTGCTGCGTCCCGGCCTGAACGTGACTGAGAACCTCAAGACCCTCATGGGCACCGATAAGGTGGAGGACTTGGCCGCAACTCTCGACCTGATGGAACGGGAGATGAAGGCCCGCGAAAAGGCCGCGAGCGGCAAGCTGGAGAGCAAGCAGAAGGGTGCTGAAGCTGGCCCTCTGCGGTGGGGCGCTCGCTCCTTGAGCTTCTTGGGTGGCGGATTCAAAGGCGTGGCTGCGGAGTTGGGTGCGGAGAAGTTGTTTGACCACATCCGCGATCAGTTCAGGTTGAACGACCAAGACACACTCCAGATCACGCGCTGGGCCACAAACGAGAGCGACCCGGCTGCGGCCCTGACGCAGATGGAGCAAGCGGTCAAAACGGGTCGTATACCAAATACACTGCCCAAAGACGTCCGCGACATCATTGTGCGGATGGCGGGCACCAGCGCGCTCGCCAAGTCCTACGGATCAAACAACAGCGCGCTTGATCAGGCCCTGCCTCAAGTGCCTGTTGCCCCTCGGTAGCGATTTAAACGGGTCTGCTGTATGATCTCCCCGAACCGGGAGACCAAAATGGCTGTACGCGCGATCAATGAAGCTGAACCTGAGTCATCTAGGGTTCTCCGGTTCACCCCCCCTGATGACGTTCGGCCACAGGACGCGCCTGAACAGCCGCAGCCGAAGCCCGTCAGACCCGTGCGTGTTGTTGAGTTCCCGACCGCTGAAATGGTCGCGGTTATGTCCCTTCTGCTGAAGGTTCTTGCGGCGCGGATGATCCTGTTGTTCGCGGGGATCGGGGCCTTTGTCCTCGCGCTGATCGCGCTCCAGCACAACACCATCCAATCCATCATCACCAGCGCGTTGTACGATGCTCTCGTCTTTGCGCCCTGCATCTATCTGGCCCTGCGGAGGGAAGCATGAGCACGTCGTCCGTCTATTGGACTGAAACCACTACGGCGCTGACCGCGAACGGCACGTTCACGGGTACGAGCCGCGATGCCTACGGTGTGGGTACTGCGGCGGGCGTGAGCCAGTTCGCGTACTTCAATGTCGCGTACTACAGCGATCAGGCCGGGACCGCGTACATCGACTACTCGACTGACGGTTCCACGTGGACCCTGATGGCGACTTCTGCCCTGACGGCAGCGTCCAGCATCATCCTGTCGGTGCCGGTGAACGCGCAGTTCTTCCGGGCGCGTTACGTCAACGGCGCGACCAACCAAGCCACCTTTGTTGTGCGATCCTCCTTCACGGTGTCCTAAATGTCGCGTTACGGGTCTGTCAGCCGCACCACGTTGATGAACACAACGTGGCTTGCCTCCAACGGGCGTCAAGGACGGCGTGCGCAGAGCTATGTGCCCCC